TGCCGGCGTGCTCGCACTCTCGGCCTGTTCTTCCGGTGCCCCCCGCGAGACACCGCCGGTTTCCGTGATCGATGCCGAGGTGGCGGCGCAGCCTGCCGAGAGCATTCCCGCGGTTCCTCGCGGAGCAAGTGGTGCCCATGCTCGGGAAGGCGGCAAGGCGATTGTCGTACCGAGGTCGGAGGCAAAGAACGTCCTGGCCGGCCGCAATATTTATTTTTCCGATAATGCTGCTGTCTTGAGTGAGGACAGCACCAAAGTGCTCGATCAACATGCGGCCTATTTGAAGCAAAACCCGAAACGGCTGATTGTCCTCCGCGCTTATCTGGACCGTCTCGGTAGCCGGACGTTTTCTCTCGCCATGGTGCAAAAGCGACTGGATGTGGTCGTCGAAGCTCTCCACAAGAAGGGGGTGGCAAAATCGAGAGTCAGGCAGGTCATGCTTGGCCAGAGAGGCAAAAGGCTGGTCTGCGACACCGCTGCGTGTCAGAACGGCGGACAGCGCATTGAAGTAGGGAGGTGGGAGAAACCGGACAGGTGAACGGCAGAAAAATTGGCCCAAAAAGCCCGCCGTTACTGGAAAGTGGCTCAAAACACTAAAACTCTGATTTCTGGACGGCTGCGGGGAAAAAGTACGGGGAATTTTGGTGGAAACTGCGGGAAATAGCGTAGAGCGATACGGAAATTACCCCAGTTTGAATACCGTTTAATCGGTCATCGAACCCGATTTAATACAGCCGTCAGGTGGTCTTCAATAACGTCCGTCACCAGACGCTGGTCTGAGGAAGGAAAACCGACCAGTTGGCGGGCCGGAATGCCGGGATGGGTCACCCGCTTCCTGAACAGCCCACCGAACGCCAGCGCCTTGGCCTTCTTCGGCGTGATGGTGTAGGCGGCACCCTTGGGGCCGTAGGTGCCGGTGCCGAAGTGATGCCATACCGCCTTCTGATCGCTGAACCCGAGTTTCAACTCGGTCCCCTGCACTTGGTAATTGAAGCTCCCCAGCATGTCGCCGTGGTCATAGAGGATTCGGCGCTTCTTCTCCTGCACCTTCTTGGCCGTGGCAAGGCTCATCTGGCCATTCTTGCGGAAGGAATCGTCCTGGGACTTCCAGACCGCCGTGCCAATAGTCATCGGAGACGCTTCCTTCCATTTCGTTCCGTCTGGGGCCAGGCCCTGGTCATGGCGCTCCTGATTCACCCGCAGCAGCGATTCGCCCAGGCTGCCCAGCATCTGCTGGGGCGTGGCGATTTCGAGGCGGACGGCCTCCATGGCCCTGGCCAGGTGGTCGGCTTGAAATTCGATGGTAAATTGCATATGCTGTGTCCGTGGTTAGGTCAGACTGCGCTTCGGCGCTACTGCACAGTATCCGAGCCACAACTAACGCGGCCCCTGAAAAGGCCGCGTTTTTTATTTGCTGAATACCAGCCTGCCCGCCCGTTGTTTATCAAAGTACGCCTCGCGGGCAGCCTCGGTTTTCTGGGTTCCCATGAAGGCGGTGGAGCCAGTCCAGCCGGTTTTCCCCCACTCGAAGACAGCGACGCCGAATTCGTCCGTCCCTTCCACCTCGAAGGCTCGCAGGTAGCGGCGCTTTAGACGCCACCGGCCCTTCTCGCCGTGGTCTTTCACCCAGACCCACCAGATTTCGTCCGGCTCAATTACCGTCATGGCCAGCAGGTTGATGTATTCCAGGCGGGCGGCTTTGCCGGGCTTCGACATCCACTTGAATTTCCCCGCGCCGTCCTGGAAAAGTGCCTTGGTGATGGCCAGCGTGCTGCCTGCGGCATCGGTGAAGGCCGCGCCTTCGTCCATGGTGGCACCGAAGACATCCAGGAAGTCCGCCACGGCCACTTCGGGAGCCGTGTTGGCGGGCAGCAGGGCACTTTTCGGCACCACGGTCGGCTTGGGCATCGGCGGCGGGGTGAATCCCGTCGGCCAGGGCGTTCCGCGCTCTTTCAGCACCGCGTCGTAGCCTTGCAGGGGCGGCACCGTCTGCGGTTCCAGCCACGCCTTGCCGGGGTTGTAGGAAAAGCCTGGGTCGATGCCCTTCGGAGTGCGCACGGTACGCGGAGCGCTGCCGTTCTTGCCCACCACGCGCTCTTCCCATTCGATGGGCGGCGCTTCATCGGGGCCGGTCTTTCCGTTCTTCTCCCATTCGCGGCTGGCCTCCAGGCGCGAGAGGGAATCCACCTTGCACTTGCAGCCCCAGCCGTTCTGCGGCATGTGGGTGTTCCACCACGGATCATCGGCGGGCAGGATCAGGCCGTTCCATGCCTTGTGCTCAAGGCGCGGATGCTCAAAGCTGGTGTGGCGGTAGCGCCAGTAGGGCCGGAGGTGCTTGACGGCCATCATCTGCTGGTAGCGGCCAGCGTTGTACGCCTGAGTGACGTTGGTGTCGTAGATGACCTTGCTGCGCCAGCCGGGGGTGCCATTGTAGGCCCAGCCGTGCTTGGCCACGATCTCATCGAACTGCTTGCGGAAAGCCGGGTAGCCGGTGCCCGATTCTTTGGCCTGGCGGATGGCGTTGTAGAAGTCTTCCACCAGGGCGTCATGGGCCGCACCGGACACCACAAAGCCGTGGCTGTGCTGCTCCTGCCAGATATCCGTCCAGCCCGAGGAAGGCAGGCGGATTTTCTGCTTGAAGAAGTCGATGGCTTCGGAGAACGGAAGCTGTGCGGGCGATGCAGGCACGTTCAAGCCTCCAGTGACAACTGTTCACCGACTCCGCCAACTCCGCGATTGAGTTGGGCGTCCCTGCCTGCTCGGTGTCCAGCTTGCATATCGCCGTAGTCGCGCTCAGAGAGGTTTCTTCCGGCGTTGCGGTTGCGCCCTTGGAAGCTGGCGAGCTTATGCTTATGTTCCAGATAAGCCGTGATGCGGGCTTGTGCGGCCTCGCTTCCTGCAAAGCGTTCCACCAGTTCGGTGGCCGTCACCACCCATCCTTCACAGAACAAGTCGGCGCGGCGCGTGCGGGTGGTAGTGCAGCGTTTCAGGGCTGTTTTGATGTAGCTTGCTCGCGCACGCTTCACCTGGCGGAACAGCACCTCGAAGGCATAGCGTGCGATCTCGCCGGACGGTGCCGCACCTACGAACACCCACCGCCCGACCGGATGGGAACAAGCCAGGAATACCGCGCAGTCGAAGGCGCTGGCGATGCGGGTGGCAAGGCCACACTCCCAGCGTGACGGCTTCAGAGCCGCTCCGGCGCGGGTGCCTTCCTCCTGGATATCTGCATGCTCTACATCCAGGTCGGTGATGCCGTGCGCCTGCATCAGCTTCTGCGCCTGGCGCAACGCAGCGGCGGCCTCATGTTCGTTGCTGGATTTCGCCAGCGCCAGGCACTTCTTGATCTTGTCGATGATCTTGTCGCGGTCGGCGGCGTTCATTGGGCCTTCTCCTCAATCCCTACTTCCGACCGACCGGCCAAGTTCGCCGCCGCCATGCCCAGCGCCATGGCTTCCGCCCACTTCGGGTTGTTCGCCTTCAAGGCTTCGATACCGGCCAGGGCTTCGTCGAAGTCTCCCGCTTCGGCGACGATGGCGGCAATCTGTTGAATGAGGGCCTGCTCATGCGGAGCGCACAGGGCGGCCAGTTGGGCGGCGTAGGGTCCGGTGATGTCCTGATCTCCAGCCTTGGCCAGCGCCGCCAGGCGAACCAGGGCGGCGGCGTCGGGTGAGGCGGTCGGCTTTCCAGACGCCACCAATAGCTTGGCCCCCTTGGCGGCGCGGGGAATCTGCATGGTCTGGTGCGCCCACTCCACGTCGATCTCCATGCCCACGTCGGCAGCCTTGACCAGGACATCCACCATCTTGGCCTGATCGACCGTTTCTTCGGTCTGGTAGCCGAAGGTAGGCAGCCGATCCGCCGGGAACATGCCGTTGATGAGCGCCACCGGGCGCACCACCTGGCCGTTCATGGTCGGTTCGATCTGGCGGACATCGTGCAGCATGATTTCGCGCCGCACCTTGTCATGGATCGCGCCCAGGGCATTGGTGCTGGTCTTGCCGTCGGCCTGGCTGGTCAGCGTCCCGCCCAGGATCGCCATGGACTGCTTGCGCTCCCAGTAGCCGACCGCGTTCAGGAAGTCATCGACCGTGCCGGTCTTCGTCGCCTGGATGAAGTCGATGGACATGGTGCTGGGGACCACGCCCGCGCCGTCGTTGCCGATGTTGCGCACGGCTTTCAGCAGTTCGTCGCGCTGCTTGGGTGCGATGCCTGCCGGATACTTGCCCAGGCGCAGCGGCAGGCCGTACACCTCCAGGAAGCGCTGCATGTCGCGGACGTTGTAAGCCTTGTAGGCATACGTCCAGGCCAGCACACGGAACAGCGCGGCCTGTTCGATGTAGCCGGACTTCGCCCGGTGCTCATGAACCACCCAGCCCCATTCGCGCAGGGCCTCCGGCAGCCCCATCTTGAGGAACTGGATGGCTCCGGTGCCCCGATCCACCTGGAACATGCGCTGCGGCACCCAGTGGAACGCCTGCGGCAGCCAGGTGCTGCCCGTCTTCCAGTCGATTTCCATGGCAGCGAAACCCTTGCCGATGGCGTCGGTGAGGTCGTATTGGGCGTCCTCGAAGCGGGGGATGTTGCGCAGCATGTCCGCCAGTTCTTCCGTGCGGTCGATTTCGGACTGGCTGGCGTCTTCGGGCGGGTGCAGCTGCCAGCCCAGGCCGGTCACCGCCCGGCGGCGCTTGGCCAGTTCGGCGAAAATGTGCGGGTCTTGCTCTTCGACCAGTTCAAACAGGGTCGCCTGGTCGGTGATGAAGCCCTGGTCGGCTGAAGCGAAGGCGCTGGCCAGCCGCGACGGGTCCAGGGTATTCACCGAGGCGTAGTTGAGGGTGTTGCCTTGGGTGGAACGGGCACCCGCCTGCAACCTGTCCAGCCCGGAGCGGGCCACTTTGGCCAGTGCGGCCTTGATCTCTTTAATCATCATCGTCCCAATCGTCAGAATGGCCGCTGGCGCGGCTTGTGCTGCGGCGGTCTCGGCGTGATGCCGCCGCCGACGTGTATTGCCATTCGCCCGCGAACTGGGTGGCGAGCTTCCAGAGCTTTTCCAGGGCGTCCGGGCCGTCGTCATGGTCGGCTTCCGGCCAGAACTTCAGCTGCTCGTTCAGCACCCCGTGGGAACGGTGGGTGCGAATCTTCCCGTTGGCCACGTGGGGTTGCAGGGAGATGATCCGCAAGTCCTTTTCCACGTTTTCGGGCATCGGAATGCCGGGGAAGGCGATGCCCAGCAGGGCGGCCCGCTTGAGCAGTTCTGTGTACATGAACTCCTGAAACTGCACGGTCTCCACGCCCCAGGCCAGGCACTGATATTCGGCCTGTAGGTCGATGGCGCGGCTGATGATGAGGTCGGGCACCCGGCGGCAGATATCCGCCTCCACCACGTCCAGCACCATCGTGTTGCGGTTCAGGCCGCCGACCAGGATGGCCGACGGGTCGCGCTTCTTATTCTGCTTGCCCAGGGACGGGTCGATAGCCCCGAAAAAGAGCCAGTCGTTACGCCGATCCACCCAGAATTGCAGGGTCTTGAACGGGGCCGTGTCATCATTGCCCGCCTCGTTTTGCTGTTCCTGGTTAAAGGCATCGTGGTCGGTCGCCCGCATGCACATCAGGCGGTACAGCGGGCGCACATCCGGCCATGACACCACGGCCCCGGCGTCCATCGCCGCTTTGTTCGCCTGGTAGAAGGCCAGCGCCTCAGCTTCGGCGGCTTCCTTGGCCTCTTCGTCATCGGACCCGGCGGTGTAGATGCCTTCCCACTTGTCCCACAAGTCCATGCGGTCGGGCCATTGCATGATCGACTTGAAGACCTTGCGCCGCCAGCCGGGCTTGCGCGAAACACGGTTAATCGCGGCGTCGTAGTGCAGGCTGGTGCCGGGCCAGAACACGTCCATGCCACCGGCAGGACCGGCCAGGCCGAGGACGGCTTTCAGCACGAAGTCCTGCACCTTGTCGCGCTGGCCCTTGTCCCGCACGTTGTCGTCGTTTTCCAGGTCATCCAGGAAGACCAGGTCAGGCCGGTGCGGGCCATGCTTCATGCCCCGGATTTTCTTGCCCGTGCCGCCGATCCGCACCTTGCGATTGTTGGCCGTGACAATCGTTGTCGCCTGCCACACCCGACCGCGCCCGCAAGCCTCCGGGAAGTCCATCGCCAGGCGCGGGTTGGTGTCCAGTTCCGCCTTGATGCTCTCCAGCATCTCAGCGGCCTGTTCCTCGGTGTTCATGATGATGCCGATCATGTGCTTGCGGCCCGTGACGATGCACCACAAGCTGCCCAGCTGGGTCTCGTAGGTCGATTTGGCCTCACCACGTGGGGCTTGATGCACTTCGCGGCCATCCGTGGGGCCGTCGATGACCTCCGGCAGGCGCTTGAAGATGAACTGCTGGAACAGCGAGAAAAAGGCGGTCGGGACGTAGTGCGGGAAGTAGGTGCGGCAGAAGAACTCGTAGTCATTCCTGGCCCGCTCCCGCCGCGCCTTGCTGGCCGCCGGGTCGGTGTCGAAAGCCTCGCACTCCAGTTCGATGGTGTTGCGGATTTCCTCGCCCAGCTTGGCCAGTTCGTCCTCAAACTCTCGCCAGTTGCGGACTTCCTTGATCGCCCGGTCATTACCCGCCATAGCGCTTCCCCAAGGTGGCCCCGACCTCTTCAAAGTGCGGTTGCAGCGCCTTCAAAGCGGCGGGCTCGTGCAGGCGCAGGTGGTCAGCGATGGTCTTGAGCGTGTCCAGCGCCACCGAGAGGCCGGAGAACTGCGGATTGAGCCGGGCGAACGATTTGCTGAACTTGGCGTAGGCGTCCGCCAGCTGGGCCAGCAAGGTGGCCTTGTCGGCGGCTGGAATCTTGGCTTCTTCCAGTTCGCGGGTGGTGGTGATGACCTGGCGGGCGAAGTCTTCCACCAGCTGCTTGTTCAGGTCATCCATGCCCTGTTCGCTGATACGGTAGGCGGCGCGGGCCGTATCCCAGTCGTCGCCCCTGGACTGTGCCTTGGCCTTCCAGTCCCGCGCCGTGTCGTAGCTGACCCCACAAGTGACGGCAGCGCCGTTCAAGGGCATGCCCTCGATATACAGCTGCCGTACCTTGTCGCGGGTTTCCTGAGAATGGGCCATCGGTCACATCCGCTTGATGAGTTCGACCGCAGCAGCAGCCAGCGCACCACCGACACCGCCGCCGAGCGCCGACAGCTTGGCCGTCTTTTCGATCAGGCGCTTGTCTTCGGCTTCCAGGTTGCTGACGCGGGTGCCCAGGCTGTCGATGCGCTTGCCGACGCTGGTTTCCAGGTTGTCGATACGCTGGCCCAGGCTGTCTTCGATACGGTCCATGCGCTCGGACTGCGCCAACTCCATGCGGCGGATATCGGACTTGATGTCCTCGATCCGGGCCGTCAGGCCCTGGTGCATCGCCTGCACAGCGCCGGTCAGCTGGCCGATGCTGTGCATGATCTGAGAATTGTCGCGGCGGTCGCTTTCGTCTTGAGCCATTACTGCTCCCCTTGTTGTTTTCGATCTGCAATGACGACCGCCTGGCAGGCAGTCAGTTGATGGACTACTTCGTCGGCTTCGCTGGCGAGTCCGACAAGAAATTCAGAAGCCTGGACAGAAAGTTCGGCTCGCGTTTCACCATCACGTCCGACGGTGCCGGGGCCAGGCGTGGCGATTCCACTTCCACCGGCTCCATCGGGGCAGGCAACGGGGATGCGCAGGCGCAGAGCGCCAGAGCGCAGATCAGCAACAGCGCGGTCCTTTGCAGCTTTTTCATGCTTCAAATCCTCTTGGTATTTGGCCGATGCGGCGGCCATGTCCTGGGCGTGCTCACGTTCCCTGGCGCGGGCCTTGTCTTCCAGTTCCTTGATACGGGCGTTGGCTTTGGTCAGGGCGGTGTTTTCGCGGGCCAGCCATGCTGTCCGCTCAGCCTTCTCGCCCAGCCCGAACTGCTGCTGGCCGTAGGCGTAGATGGCGGCCACTATGGCGGCCACCAGTAGCACCGCGCCCAGCAGCTTGGCCCACGGCGGAATGATGGGTAGCTTCATGCCGATACCCCACGGCCCCAGGCCAGATAGCGGGGCTGCAACAGAGTCAGGATGCGTCGGGGATAGCCCAGGTTTTCCGGGCAGAAGCTGGGGTGACGACGGGCCTTGCCGCAGGCGCTGTCCACCGCCTGCCGATCCAGCGCCGGGCGTACTGTGGCGGCCTCCTGCTGCCAGTGGCCCAGCCCGCCGTTGTAGGCCCGCAGGGCGGCCCATAGGCGGTCGAACTCGGAAGGGCCGCGCACCCGGTCAAACAGCCAGCGGTCGTAGCCCACCAGCGCCCGCATGGCCCATGTCGGATTGGTCGGCTGGCACTCGGCAGCGCCCAGCCCGTTGGCCTCGCACCACCACCGCGCTGTGGCGGGCATGAATTGCGCCATGCCGACGGCACCGACGCGGGAAACGGCCTCGGGGTTCCATCCGCTTTCCTGGTGGATTTGGGCGGCGAAGGCCGCGACCGGGGCATCCAGGCCCCAGGCGGCATGGGCGGTGCGGGTGAGGTCGGCCCGGTGCTTGATCGCGGCGCGGGGCACGTCCTGGGCATGGGCCAGCAGCGGCAGCATGGCCAGCGACAGCAGCGCGACGCAGACCACCAGCGCCCAGCGGACGGCAGAGCGATGGATGCGCATGTCAGGCCCCCAGGCCGATGGCCATCATGGCGCAGCCGACGATGATGGCCCGGCGCAGCATGGCCATGGCGAACACAAAGCCATCGCCATCGACCACCTCCCACGGGATCAGCTTGCAGTCACCGTCCAGGTCGATGTCGCAGGCTTCCCCCTTGGGTTCGATCTTGACGATGAACGAATCGGGGCGGGCGTAGGGGAAGAGCGAGCGGTCAAGCCAGTATCCGGCCACCCCGGCCATGGTGACCAGGGAGAGCTTGTAGAGGCTGACGGGAAGCTGGTGCGGATAGAGCAGGCCGATGACGGCCAGCAGCAGGACGGTGGCAATCAGCCACCCGAAAAGGCGGGGTTGTTTCATGGCGTAATCTCCGGTTGTTCATGCGATATGACAACCGGAGGTTACGCGTGCGCGCGAGGCGCGATTAGGCGTGAAACGTTTCCAGGGGGAGCGTCAGGGTATGAGTGCCAGGGGGCAGGAATTCACTTCCACATCTCAGGGTCGACAATCGCGAAGTGATAAACCTTTTTGTCGTCGGTCATGATGCAAAATCGTGTGCGTTGCTCGGGCGTATCCACGCAAGCGCCGTCTCCTAGATGCTGCTGCGCTTCAATGACCAACTGCATCATCTCGGTGGGGTCTTCGTTTTCAGCGTCCTTCCCCCGCGCTAAGCGCAGGAGAATTCTCCCAGCCTTCATGAGGTCGCTTGAGTTGCCGAGTTTCTGGACGTCAAGTTCGAGAAGCGCCCCAGTAAATCGGTTGTTGAGTCCGCTGACCGTCAGCTGAGCACCAGCAGAAGCCAACGGGCACTCGATAAGAGTGTCGCGGTTTCGGCCAACACTCTTCGTTGTAGTGCACTCACGTGTTCCCAAGGCTGGGGCCGTTATTTTCGCGATGGCGTTATAACGATCCCGAAACGATGGTTGCACTGGCTTGGCCTGGTGTGACTCATAAGCCTGAGCGATCCATCCAAACGCTGCCAGCAAGGTAGTCACGGCCAAAAAGAAAACAGCGATCTGCTTCCACCTTGGCCACTGCCCTATCGCGAGTGGGTCTTTTCTGTCTGTGCTCATTTTTCCTCACTCTGCTTGGTTGGTAAGGCCAACTCCATTTCTCCTGACCACAGCAGTGCAATCTGATACAGGCGCTGTTGCTCCCGGTCGCTGAGTTTGCGGAAGCATTGCAACAAGCCTGCCTCGCGGGCGCCAGCTGTTTCCATCTTGTTGCTGCTGCCGGTGGCAATCCATTCGTAGTCCAGCCCAAGTTCTGGGCGGTTGTGCGCTAAGGCCGCAACTTCTTTGAACGGGAAGTTACCGCGCTTCTTTCGCATGTTCAGTGCTGATGCGGACATCCCTAGGAATACCGCAACTTCCTTGTCTTCCTTGACCTTGAGCTGTTGCTTGAGCCGCAGCGCAGCCTCTTCAAAAAAGTCCATAGCGTTCCTTGACGATAGATGAAAACGATGATTTAATCATCGTAAGTTGATTAAATCATCTTCCACAGACAAAGCGAGGTAACAACGCCATGACCGCAGACCAAGTTAAAGCCAAGTTCAAGCGCGAGGGCCGGACCATCACCCAGTGGGCGAAGGAACACGGCTACAACCGCCACACCGTATATCTGGTGCTCAACGGCCAGATGAAGGGCCTGTACGGAAAGGGCCACGAAATCGCCGTTGCACTCGGCATGAAGCAAGCCCATTGATTTTACCGAAGGGACTTGACCATGACCACCGACCTTCAAGCCACGCTCACCCGCTGCCGCCACGGCCAGCCGTTGGTGGTGCTGGATTCCGAACCGTTCAACGGTATGGAAATCCGCCCGCATGACCTGCGTCGCCTGGCGCAGCAGCTTACTGCCCTTGCTGACATGGCCGCCAAGCTGCCAACGGGCGGCAAGCACTTCCACCCGACGAAGGTGCAAATGGGCGGAAGCCACGAACCAACCATCTGTCGCCATTGCTTGCGCGACCACTCGGCCAGCAGCCCGGTTTGTTTGGTTTGTACGCGCCGGCTTGTAGCAGAAAAACAATCTTTGGAGGTTCGCAATGCATAACGAATTTGAAGTGGTTATTCCCGGTGAGGAACACGCCGTGGAATGCATGCCTGTTGGTATTGCAGAGGGGTTGCGGGAATTCGGGATCGAAACCGACCTGACAGCGGAAGAACTGTTCGAGTTGGCCATTCAATCCTACAGCCACTCTCTTTTCCTTGCCGTCAAGGCTGGTGTTGCTTTTATGGCGGCTCAGGAGGCTCTGAAAATAACCGAGTCCGACACGTCGGACTCGCAGACGTTCAAGGCATGGATCAAATCTCGAAGTCTCAGCAAGCAACGCGTATACGAGGCCATTGGCCTTGCCAAGGGATTCCTTGCGATCCCGGCTGCCCAGCGCAAAAACTACCTCTCACTCGGCAAATACAAGGCTATCAAGCTCGCCTCCATCGAACCGGAAGCGCTGGCAGAACTGGCCGAAAAAGACCCGGATGCGCTGGATGAAATGGCGCTGATGTCACGCGAGGAACTGGTGAAAAAGATCGCCAACCTCAAGGCTTCGCTCGAAACCGAGCAGAGCAAACACAAGCGAGCCGTTGAGGCCAACGAATCCCGACGCCTGACGGATTTTCAGCCAAGAACAGAGGAAATCCGTGCCGAGTGCATGGCCCTTCAACTGGAGGCAGAACTGCCCATAAACGGCCTGCAAATGCTGTTTATGGAAGTCGTGGAGGAAGACCGCAGCCAGCCCGAATGGAAGCTCCAGATGGAACAAATCTGGGTCACTGCCCATGTGGTTGCCGCCCGTGCTGCGGACATGATCCACAGCATGAAATCGTCCGTCCGGGCCGGCGACATGCCGGAACGGGCGATGGGGCCGCACATTTTGACCAAGGAAGAAGCCGAACGCTGGCTAATGAGCTACTCGACCATCGAGAACCGTTACGAGGCGGAGAAGGCGCTCCGGCAGACGAAGCGGGACGAAGAGAAGCCCCGTGGCCGTGGCCGTCCGAAAGGTTCGACCAACAAGACCGCCGCCGGGGAATAAGCCATGAAAGGGAGCGCAATGGTCAAGCGCATCGAGTCCGGCAAGGGGGCCGGTGGCGCAGTGGCGGTGATGCCGACGGCTCAGGTGCTGGCCCTGCGGGCACGCGACCCCTGGCGGGAAGCCACGGATCGCGCCCGGCAGGTCGCCACCTGGCGGGAAACCGTGGTGACCTACATCCGTGGCCTGACCGACGAAGGGGTCACGCAAAACAACGCCGTGGCGCTGCTGCTGGAGCGGGCCGCCGCTGGTCGCTTGCCTGCCCACTTCGCCGTGGCCCTGGCCGGAGCGGCCAAGGCGGGCCGTTCCGCCCCCTCCCGCTCGGCGATCTGCGAATGGTGCGCCCAGCACAGGGAGGGCGGCATTTCCTACCTGTTGCCTGACCACAAGGGCCGGGTGGTGGAAGCCGCTGGCTGGTGGGGTCCAGCCCTGGAGTATTTCAACGCACCGAGCAAGCCGGACATGAGCGCGGTGCACCGCAAGCTGGTCGAGGTTGATGGCTTCGCCGTCAGCTACGACCAGGTGCGCAACTACCTGACAGGAGTACCCGCCATGCTCGGACGCAACAGCCCGGCCCGGATCGGCAAGAACCTCTACAAGCTCACCGAGAAAGCCTATATCAAGCGCTCCACCGAGAACGCCCTGCCCGGCGACGTGTATGTGGCCGACGGCTACCGCGCTGACGTGTATCTGGCCCATCCGGTGACCGGCGACATCTGGCGTCCCGAACTCACCGTGGCCATGGACATGCGCAGCCGCTTCCCGGTGCATTGGCGGGCGGATGAGCATGAAGGCACCTACGCGGTGCAGAACATGTGGGCCGAGTGCTTCGCCAAGTGGAACCACGTGCCGCCCTTCCTCTACGTCGACAACGGCTCCGGCCACAAGAACCGGCTGATGAGCGATGACATGACGGGCTTCTACGCCCGCGCCGGTATCCAGCAGATCATCCACGCCATTCCCGGCAACCCGCACGGCAAGGGCTGGATTGAGCGCTTCTTCCGCAGCATGCGCGACGACTTCCTCAAGCTTTGGCACCCGCAACTGTACTGCGGTGACGACATGGCCCCGGAAGCGCTGAACCGCACCGTGGCGGAAGTGAAGGCCGGGCGGCTGCAACTGCCCTCCCTGGCCGAGTTCGCCGATGCGTTCAACGCCTGGATCAACCGCTACGTCCATCGGCCCCACCCGGAAGACCAGCGGGTAACCCGTGCCGAACTGTGGTCGAAGCTGGTGCCGATCCCGCCCGCCGGAAACGTGACTGAACTCAAGCGCCAGGCCGCGCTGCTCACCGTCAGCCGCGCCATGGTCAAGCACGGCAAGCGCTTCTACAAGCACCCCGACCTGCATGCCTTCAACGGCCAGAAGCTGGTGCTGGAGTACGACCTCATGGACAACACCGTCGGCGTCATGCGCACCCAGGAGGGCCGCTGGATTTGCGACGCCCACCTGGTCAGCGAAATGGATGCCATCCCGACCAATCGCCTGGAAGAGAAGCGCCAGGCCCGCGCCGAGGACGCCATGAAGCGCCTGCAACGGAAGATGGACGAACAGAAGGCCCGCGCCGGGCTGGTCATCGACGCCGACGCCGTGGCCGACGGCGCGGTTCTGGAAGGCACTTCCACCCGCCTGCTGGATGCCCCCAGCGGCGAAGAAATCAACCTGTTTGACGACATTTGACTAGGGGGAAAACCATGACCGAGCAAAAAACCGTGTGGCCCAGCCACTACACCAGCGCCGACGTGGCCATGATCGAGAAGGCCCGACAGTGGATCGCCGACCGCGAATACACCCAGGCCGCCCTGGCCCGGCTGGCCCGCATTTCCAGCAGCAGCCTGAACCAGATCATCAAGGGCGTGTATGCCACCAGCCCCACCAAGATGCTGGCCGCCGTCGAGTCCGCCATGCGCCACGCCGACGAAACCAGCGGCCACATCATCGCCCCGGTGGAAACCAGCGTCTTCCGCCTGGCGAACATCGCCTGCGACATGGCCCGGCGCTACCGCAACTTCGCGGTGCTGTCGGCCTTCGTCGGCACCGGCAAGACCTTCGCCGTCAAGCACTATGCGTCCACGCACCCGAACACCTACGTCATCGAAGCCACGCCGACGATGACCCCGCAGAGCCTGACCAAGCTGCTGGCCCGCATGGTGGTCGGCCTGGAGAAGGGCAGCATCGCCGACAAGTTCGACCAGGTGGTGGCCAGCCTCAAGAACACCGACAGCCTCATCATCGTGGATGAGGCCGAGACCCTGACGCCGCACCAGCTGCACACCATCCGCCGCATCCGCGACCTGGCGAACATCGGCATCGTGCTGTGCGGCACCGAACACCTCTCCGGCCTCATCAAGCCCCAGCACGGCCAGTTCGACCAGATTCGTTCCCGCACCGGCTTCTGGCCGGAGACCGTGCGCCACATCACCGATGCAGACGCCGCCGCCCTGGTGCAGTCGGCCTTCGGGGCGGAAGAGGTGGCCGAAGAGGTCATCGCCCGCCTGTACGCCTACTGCAAGGGCAGCGCCCGGATGCTGGTCGAGGGCCTGATTGCCGGGATCAAGGAATTCCGCCGGGGCCGCGCCCTGGACGTGAAGCTGGTGGATGCGGTGGCCAAGCAGGCCCTGTGTCTCCAATCGGTTGCTTGAGGCCGACCATGCCGAGCGTCATCCCCTTCACCAATCAAGCCGCAGCGCCCGTGTCTGTGGCGCTGCCCCAGCAGTCCGCCCCTCGGGTGCTCACCGAATCGTTCCAGGAACGATTGGCCGTACTCAATGCCGCCGACCGCGAGTTGCGCCGCCTGGGCTTCCACATTGTCTGGAGCCGGCTGGCCGGGCCGGTGCCGCAGGCACACATTCGCCGGGATGCCTCGGTATCGGTCGCTCCCCTGCTGAATCGCATGGGGCCGCGCTCGTTCCGTTCCGAGGGCGGCTGCACGGTGGTCTCGGGCGAGTTCGAGGGCATTGTCTTGAGCTGGGCGGAGCCGAACTGATGCGCACCCGCTGCCCGTCCTGCGGTGCGACCCTCTCCCTGGATGCCCTGGTGGCCCATGACGGGGCACGGGAGGCCCTGGCCGCCGTGTTCAAGCTCTCCGGCCCCCTGGGCGCGGCGGTGGTGCGCTACCTGGCGCTGTTCCGCCCCGAGACGCGGGAACTCACCATGGACCGCGTGGGCCGCCTGCTGGGCGAAATTCTGCCGGACATCCAGGCCCAGCGCATCAGCCGCGACGGCCAGGTGTTCGAGGCCCCTGCCGATGCCTGGGTCTGGGCCATCGAGCAGAGCCTGGCCGCCCGCGACGCTGGCCGCCTGAAAACGCCCCTCAAGAGCCACGGCTGGCTCTACGAGGTCATCAGCAGCTATCGGCCCCAGGCGGGCCAGGTGGTGACCGAGGGAGCGCCGCGCCTGGCCGCCGGAAAGCAGGCGTCGCGGACCCTCTCCGGCATCGCCGCCCTGGAGGACTTCAAGCGTGGTGGCTGACTGGCTCCGCTTCGAGATCGCCTCCGGCCTGCAAAAGCTGCTGGCCCTGCGGCTGATCGGCACCCCGCCCGAGGACGCCATCATCGGCACGGCGGAAGTCTGGCTGGAGGCCATCGGGAACTGCGGCGTCCAGTGGGTGGAACACCTTGACCGGGATCGGGTGCAGCGGGCCTTCCAGACGCTGTTCCGCATCTGCGACCGCTGGCCCGCGCCGAAGGTGTTCCTGGACAACCTGGGCAACCGCGACCCACCCAAAGCGCTGCCCGAGCCTCCTATCACCCCGGAGGCGAGAGAACGAAACCGCGCCAGGCTGCGAGAAATCATGGAAAGCCTGGCCAAAAGCAAGCAGATGAGATAATGACCGGAGCAACAAGCAATGACGACTGAAAACACGATTCCAGAGGGCTACCGCGCCGATGCCAAAGGCTGCCTGGTGCCCGAATCCATGATCAAGCCGATTGACCGCGCCCGTGACGAACTGGTGCAGGAACTGGCACGGCAGGCCAAGGGCGTCAGCGACGGCCTGCGCGACTTCAAGGCCAAGGTCTTCGCCGACATCAACGCCTTTGTCGATCTGTCCGCCGAACAGTACGACGTGAAGCTGGGCGGCAAGAAGGGCAACCTCACCCTGTTCAGCTTCGACGGTGCCTTCAAGGTCCAGGTGGCCATCGCCGAACACATGGTGTTTGACGAACGCCTCCAGGCCGCCAAGCACCTGATCGACGAATGCATCATCGACTGGAGCCAGGGCAGCCGCGACGAAATCAAGGTGCTGGTGCAGTCTGCCTTCCAGACCGACAAGGAAGGCAAGATCAACACCGGGCGGGTGCTGGCCCTGCGCCGCCTGGATATCCGTGACGAGAAGTGGCAGAAGGCCATGCAGGCCATCGGCGAAAGCCTCCAGGTGGTCGGCAGCAAGGAATACGTCCGCTTCTACGAGCGCATCGGCAACACCGACCAGTACCGGCCCATCAGTCTCGACGTGGCGGCGGTGTGACATGAAAACCGCCGCCTTCACCACCTTTGAACTCAAGGTCAATGCAGCGGGCAGCTGGGCCAACGTGGGCCGCTACCCGGCGGCTGACTACGACCGGGTCAAGACCGCCTGCCTGATCCTGGCCGAGACCGCCAAGAACAGCGTGAAGTTCAAGACGCTGGACGAAGACGGCGGCAGCCTGGAGGTGCTGTCCCTGGACGGCGGTTCCTTGAAGTGGCGGGATGCTCGCAAATGAACGCCCTGTACCTCTTCTCCGCGACCTTCGCCCTGGTGCTGTTCCTCGGCCTCCAGTCCCTCAACGTGAATGGCGGCCACCGCCTGCTGTCGGCGCTGACCAGCTTCGGCATCGGTGCAGCCAATGTGACGGTCCTCAAGATCATGCCCGGCCCCACCGGCTGGCTGGAGGTGACCGCCTACCTGCTGGGCGGGCCGCTGGGCATCCTCACGTCCATGGCCATTCACCCGTGGATGGTTCGCCGCCTGGGGAGGAAAGGATGAGCGACCTGCTGACCCACCACCGCCAGCTGGTCGGCATCGCCAAGGGCTGGGCGCTCAAGAACCTGCCCGGCTGGTGCGATGAGACCCACCGCGACCTGCTGTCCCGCCACGGGGCGACGGTGGTCGATGGCCGGGTGTCCGCCAGCACCCTGACGGTTCCCCAGCTGGGCGCAGTGCTGGACGACTACCAGCGCCGGGGCTGGCCCCGTACCAAGAAGGTGTTCGGGCAAGGCAAGGCGGCAGCCAAGCCGGTGCCGCCCCGCATCGCGCACCTGGTGCGCCTGTGGGGCAAGCTCGGCCAGGCGGGCAAGGTGGCCAAGGCCACCCGCCCGGCCTTGCTGGCCTTCTGCGCCCGCCAGGTGGGCCGCGAAGTGCCGGACCTGGATAGCCTGTCCATGGCCGAGTGTCAGAGCATCACCGAAGCCCTCAAGGGCTGGCTGGGGCGCGTGTAGCCATGGGACTGCCGCGCCAACGCCAAACCCTCCCGGCTGCGCCCGACCTGGAGCGCGAGGACAGCTTCCCGGCTGTCGATGAGGAACTGCTCAAGACCCTGCCGCCGGTCCTGCGGGCCGTGGTACGGGCCTTGGGCTTTGGCCGGGCGAGGGAATGGCTGGCCGACCACGGCGGGGTGAATGTCTCCATCCCCGCCTACCGCACTCAAGCGCTGGGCCTGGAGCCGGACGAACTGTCCCGCCTGCGGGTGACGCTGGCCCCGCACCTGGACGCGGCGGGTCGCTGCTGGCTGCCCAAGGCCGACAAGCTCTTCATCCGGGTGCGCGACGCCCAGATTCGGAAGGATCGCAACCACGCCAGCATCAACGCGCTGGCCCGTCGCAACCATCTTTCCTCCCGCCAGATTCTGAATATCTGCCGGGAAGACGACGACAGGCAATTCGACCTGTTCTGAACGATTGGCGCTAACCGCCATCGACCCCGGCTTCACGAATGCCCTGTTTCGCATTTGAAAGCCATTTAAAAGCGCCTTTTAGGCCCTTGGGTATAGGACGGCCCCACCGGGGCGTCAAAACGCCTCAAATCGCGTTTATGGAAGTCCTCCCAAAACCACCGGGTAGGAAACATTTCCAGCGGTGATCGAACTCACCCCAACGGGAAAAATGCTCCTGAACTGCTTAGGAGCAAACCGTGCCCCAGAAGACCACCACCAAGACCTCCATCGCCTCCCTGGCATTTGAGCTATTGCCGGGTGACGGAGGTATCCCCATCGAAGCCCACTTGCTGCCCCCCGGCCCTTTCCGCGCCGTGGATGGCCGCCCTGGGACCATGGAGGGGGTTCATTGCCAAGACTGGCAACTGGACGCAGCTATCGCCGCCCGCGTGATTGCGCGGGCCGCCGCCCAGAAGACCGACATCCTGATCGACTTCGAGCACCAGAGCCTGCGCTCTGCCGAGAACGGCAAGCGGGCCGAGGCCGCCGGGTGGATTCCTCGCAGCGTCGAGTGGCGTGATGGCAAGGGCCTCTACGCCGTGAACATCAGCTGGGTCGGCGATACCGCCGATCTGATCGCCCAGAAGAAGTACCGCTACATCAGCGCGGTGTTCATGTTCGACCTCATCACCGGCGAAGTGCTGGAAATCATTTCCGTGGCACTCACCAACACCCCCGCCCTGGATGGGCTGGACGCCCTGGCCGACCTGGCCCGGAAGCATTCCGTTTTTTCAACCGAAGAGGAGGCCGATATGGCTGACGAGAAGCAAGTGGCCGCGCTCACTTCCGAGCGTGACGGCCTGAAAACCCAAGTGGTGTCGCTCACCGCCGAGCGCGACAACCTGAACACCCAGGTCGCCGCTCTGACCGCCGAACGCGACGCCCAGAAGACCAAGCTGGACGCCATGGAGAAGGAAAAGGCCGACGCTGCCCTGGCTTCCGAGAAGGCCAAGCATGCCGAACTGCTGACGGCGGCCCTGAACGATGGCCGCCTGACCCCGGCCCAGAAAGCCTGGGCGGAAAAGCAGTCCCTGGCCGACCTCACCGAGTACCTGGAAGCTACCAATCCCCTGGCCGTCCTGAAAAAGCAGACCGACGGCAAGGATGGCGGCCACGGCCTCACCCAGGAAGAACTGGAGATGTGCAAGCGCATGGGCGTTACCCCCGAGGATTTCGCCAAGGCCAAGGGCAAGTAACACCGCACCCTAGCCGCAACCTTTCGGACAAACACAGGAGAAAACAATGGCAGCACTCACGCAAGCCCAGATCGACGCCCTCAAGACCACGCTGGTGGCCCGCTGGAACGCCGGTCTCAAACTGTCGCCCGACGACTGGAAGAAGATCGCCAAGCTGGTCAAGAGCAACGGCAAGTCCAACACCTACGAATGGCTGAGCCAGTTCCCCGCCTTCCGCGAGTGGGTCGGCTCCCGCCTGCACAAGGTGTTCAAGGAAACCGCCTACACGGTGGTCAACCGCAAGTTCGAATCCACGGTGGACGTGCAGCGCACCGACATCGAGGACGACAACATCGGCCAGTACGGCACCCTCGCCGAATCCGCCGGGCAGTCGGCGACCGACCTCAAGAATGACCTGGTGTTCCAGGCGCTCTCCGCTGGCTTCGCCTCGGTCTGCTACGACGGCCAGTATTTCTTCGACACCGACCACCCGGTCTATCCGAACGAGGATGGCAGCGGCGTCGCCGCCAGCGTCAGCAACATGCAGGCCGGTGCCGGTGCCCCCTGGGTGCTGCTCTGCACCAAGCGGGCCGCCTCGCCGATCTACCTCCAGGAGCGCATGAGCGCCGAGTTCGACAGCATCACCTCGGTGCAGAACGGCAACGTCTTCGACCTGGACGTGTACAGCTTCGGCGGGCGCTGGCGCGGTGAAGCCGCCTACGGTTTCTGGCAGTGCGCCTTCGGCTCCAAGGCCGCCCTCGACGCCGCCAACTTCAACGCCGCCTACGCCGCGATGATGAAGTTCACCGGCGACGGTGGCCGCAAGCTGGGCATCGTGCCGGACACCCTGGTCACCGGCCCGGACAACATGGCTGCCGCCGAGGCGCTGCTAAAGGCGCAGCAAAACGCCGCCGGAGCCAGCAACACCAACTACAACAAGGTGCAGCTGATCGTCACGCCCTGGATGTAACTAACCCATACCACCCGAGCGCAGTAGCTACGCCCGGCGGGATCGCCCGCCGGGTGCGGCGGCCTCGGTAGGAGATCGACATGAAGAAACTGTATGTGCGGGTACAGCCGAAGCAAGGCGCGGAGCGCTTCTTCCGCTGCGGTATCGAATTTCGCCAGGCATGGAAGGAAGTGGAGGTCGATGCCGCCACCGCTGCCCGCCTGGAAGCAGAGCAGATGCTGGAGGTGTCGGAAACCAAACCGGCGGAACTGGAGAACGAAGCGCCCAACGAAGCTGACCCTTCGGGCGACTCCACCGCTGCAACGGGTTCCGGCACCCCGGCGGCTGCGCCGACTACCGGCGACACCGCAGCCAAGCTGAACGAGGCGCTGGGCGGCCAGACGGCCCCCGAAGACCCCGCCGTTCGCCTGGAGGCCATCCGCGCCGCCATCGGCCAGCTGAACAAGGACGCCGCCGCCCTCTGGACGGCTTGCGGCAAGGCCAAGACCGAGGCCATCGCCGCCATCACCGGCTGGCCGGTGACCGCCGCCGAGCGTGACGCCGCCACGGCGGAAGGCGGGGCGCAGTAATGGCCTTCGCTTCCCGCTCTGACCTGCTGGCGCGGAGCAATGCCCGTCGCCTTGCCCAGCTGGCGGTTCCCGCCGACATGGACATGGTGCCGGACGAAGCCCTGCGGGCTGCCATAGCGGGGAGTGACCTGAGCGCGTTCAGCCTGGCCGAACAGGCCGCCTTGGCGCTGGCCCTGGAGGCCATCGACAAGGCCCTGGCCGACGCCGACGCGCTCATCCTTTCCTACGGCATCCCGGACACCGTCCAGACCACGCTGCTGGCCCGGCTGGCCTCCACCGTGGCGCTCTACTACCTGCAAGGGGCCGAGCGCATGACGGACGATGTCCGCAAGGCTTACGACGGCGTGATCGACACCTTGAAGGCGCACAGCCGGGGCGACCTTGACCTGGTGCCCGCCGCGCCCACCGATCCGGCTCCCTCCGATGACCTGGCCGTCATCGAAAGCCAGCCCCGGCGCTACCGCTCTTCCGGCGTGGATGAGGTGGGTCTGTGATTTCGCTCCGGCCCCTCATCGCCCGCCTGGAGAAGAAGCCCGCCGGGTTCGACGGCGTGTGGTTCCGCCAGGTGGCCGGGGCCGCCGAGTTCGCCCGCATCCGCCCCGAATCCTTGCCGCTTCCCGCCGCCTGGATCGTGCGGGCTGCCGACAAGGTGCAGCACGCCGGGGAGCGGGCCGAGAACGTGACGCTGGCGTTCGACGTGGTCATCGCCATCGAGAACGCCCGCACCCACGCCCAGGGCGAAACCGACGACGTGCTGCTCAAGTATCGCCAGGCGGTCAAGACCTTGCTGCTGGGCTGGGAAATCGAGCCGAACGTGCGCCCGCTCCAGTTCGCAGGGGGCCAGGTGCTGGAATACACCGACGGTGACCTCTACTGGCGCGACCGCTACGACTTCGAGGCCCTGATTACCAACTACCTGCCGGACCCGGCGCCCTTTGATCAACTCACCTATACGGGAGACAAGCTGTGACCATTACTTTTTCCGAAGTCCCCCAGGCGCTGCGCTATCCCGGCGCCTATATCGAGATCGACGGCAGCCAGGCCGGGCTGGGCGGTGACCTGCCCGTGGTACTGCTGGTCGGCCAGAAGCTGCCGACCGGCACCGCCCCGGTCGGGGAGGTGGTGCGTCTCTCCGGTATCGAGGATGCCAAGGCCAAGGCTGGCCCCGGCTCCATGCTGGCGCAGATGGCCGCCCGCTACCGCAAGATCGACCCGACCTTTGACATCTTCATGCTGCCCTATGCCGATAACCCGGCGGGCGTGGCCGCGACCGGCACCATCACGGTGACCAGTCCCGCCACCGCCAGCGGCACTCTGGCCATCTACATTGCCCAGAAGCTCATCAGCGTGGGCGTCGCCATCGGCCAGACTGCGGCCCAGATCGCCACCGCCATCGCCCAGGCCATCACCGACGCCGGTATCGACATCCCGGTGACGGCAGCCGCTGCGGGCAACGTGGTGACCCTGACCGCCCGCCACAAGGGCACCTGCGGCAACGCCATCGACCTGCGCCTGAACCTCTACGGCGAGGACTCCCCGGAGGGCCTGGTGCTGGCCCTGGTGGCCATGTCCGGCGGCGCTGGCGACCCCGCGCCCGGCGACCTGGCCGCCCAGATCGGCCAGCGCTGGTTCCGCTACGTGGTGCTGGGCATCAACGATGCCGCCACCCTGGCCGCCTGGCATACCGAGAGCCAGCGGCGCTATGCCGTGCCGGTGCAGGCCGGGTTCCGCGCCTTCACCGCCTTCCGTGGCGACTACGCGGCGGCGGCTGGCTTCGGCGAGACCAAGAACTACGAGCACATCAGCGACGTGTGGCTGGGCATCAACCCGCCCACCACCTGGGAGGCGGCTGCTACCCTGGCCGCCGCTGCCGCGCCGCGCCTCTACAACAACCCGGTCATTTCCCTGGAAGGGACGCCGCTGCCCGGCCTGAAAGCGGACGTGGGCTACAACGACTTCACCAACGGCAACAGCCTGCTGTTCAAGGGCATGTCCCTGATGGAAGTCGGCAAGGATGGCTCCTGCTACATCAAGCGCCTGATCTCGATGTACCAGTACCGCTCCGACGGCAGCGCCGACGACGCCTACCTGGACATCAACGTGGCCGAGGTGATGGAGCGCATCCGCTACGAGCAGCGCATCGGGGCCATCCAGAAGTTCCGGGGCACGGTGGCGGCCAAGACCGATGAGGGCTACCGCCCCGGCCTGCCCATCACCACCGAGGACGGCGTCAAGGCGTTCCTGCTCTCCCTCTACAAGAACGTGCTGATGGCGGAATACGGCTGGGTGCAGGCGTACAGCTACTACAAGGGCACCCTGTTCGTGGAGCAAGACCCGGACAACCCGAGCCGCTTCAACTTCCGGGATGACCCGGTGGTGAACTCGCCGTTCTACATCCTGGCGGGCCGCTCCAGCTTCCGCAAGGCCGTACCCGCGTACTAAGCGGCGTACTGATCCCAAACCCGATTTGAAAGGGCTTTACCCATGGCACAAATCAACAACATCCGCACCGTGTCGGTGCCTTCCATCGGCAAGCTGCCGCTGGCCGAGAAGCCCGGCACCTTCACCCCGAGCGGGGTCAAGCGCGAACACAAGGGGGGCCGCCTGCCGGAGGACGGCGGCTTCACCGAGTCCGGCGTTCCGGCCAAGCTGGAACTGAACATCAACCTGCTGGGCGGGGTGGACATCATTGCCCTCAACGCCATCAAGGATGAGGACGTGACGGTGCGCCTGGCCGATGGCCACGTGCATATGATGAGCATGGCTTTCGTCACCGAGCCGGTCCCGGTCGGCGATGGCGAAAGCAAGCTCACCATCATGGCCAACACCTCCGAGCAGATTTCCTAAGAGGCAACCATGGACGACATCATCGAACGGGAAATCCAGGCCAAGGGCCTGACCGCCGCCCGCGTCACTCCCCAGCGGATCGAAGAGGTTATCGTCGGCGAGGCTTACCACGTCTTCCCCGGTACCACCCTGACGGTCTGCTGCCTGACGCTGGCCAACGGCTTCAACGTGGTGGGCGAAAGCGCCTGCGCCAGCCCCGAGAACTTTGACGAAGCCCTGGGTCGCAAGATCGCCAGGGACAACGCCAAGGGGAAAATCTGGGCGCTGGAAGGCTATGCCCTCCGCAACACCCTGCAAGCAACCGCCTAAGAGGACACCATGGCCAAGCTCCCCCTCAAGCACCCGCTGACCTTCGGCAAGAAGACCATCGACTCTCTGACCTTCCGCGACCACACCACCGCCGGGGACTACCTGGCGTTCGACCAGCGCGGCGGCGTGGCCCAGCGGATCGCGCTGATCGCCAGCCTGACCGGCACCGACGAAAGCGTCATCCGCCAGCTGCGCGGCCCCGACTACCGGGCCGCCGAGAAGATGGCCGACGAACTCATCCAGGCGGATGAGGCCGAGGAAGGCGAGGACGCGGTCCAAAAAAAGTAGTGCGCATCCTGACTGCCGTGGGGCTGCTGATGAACGTGATGCACCAGCCGCTCCCGGTGGTCGAAGCGCTCCCCCTGAGAAAGCTGTATGTCCTGGCCGAATTGGCCGCCGTGATGAGCGGCAGACAGTTCAAATAACCCAGGCGTAACCAGCGGGAAACGTTTCACGCCTGCCCCGTTCAGGCTCCCCCCGATAAGCTCCAGATACCCCCGGTTCTGGAGCTTTTCTTATGTCGTCGTCCGCCGTTGATGTTGAAGTCCGCCTCAAGATGAGGGACGGCGCGACGGCTGGCATCAAGGCCGTCTCGCAGACCGCGCAACAGGAAGCGGCCAAGACCGCGACCGCCACCGAGAAGGCTGCCCAGAAAGCCGCCGAGGCCACCCAGAAGAGCACCGCCCGGCAGCGCAGCAGCTACGAAAAGCTGTCCCAGGACCGCGAAGTGCTGGGGGTGCGCTCCGAGCGGGCCATCCAGCGCGAAATCCAGCAGACCGAAGCGGCCTACAACCGCCTCAAGGCGTCCGGAACCCTGTCCTGGCAGCAGCAGGCCGCCGCCGCCGACAAGATGCGGCAGAAGGTGACCCAGCTCACCAACGAAATGGGCAAGCTGACCGCCGCCCAGAAAGCCTACGCCGGGGTCAAGTTCGCCGCCGCCGGGGTGGCTGGAACCGCCGCTGCCGCCTACACCCTAAAGGCCCCCGCGATGGCGGCCATGTCCTTCGATGATCGGTTGGCAGACATGGCCAACACAGCCTATGCGGAGCGGGATAAGGCTGGACGATTGCTCGGCATGAAGCAGCTGGAGAAGGCCATCAACAAGGCCGTCGGCAAGGGCGGCGGCGGGACGCGGGATCAAGCCGCCGAAGCGCTGGATACCCTGATCGCCTCCGGCGCGGTTGGCTCGCAAGAGGCCATGGACATGCTGCCGCAGCTGATGCGATTTGCCACCGCTGCCAATGCAGACGCCACCCAGCTGGCGCAGATCGGCATCCGTGCCAAGCAGACCTTCAAGATCAGTGCGGCAGACTTGCCGAACGTATTGAACATGGCCATTGCTGCCGGACAGGCGGGCGGCTTCGAGTTGAAGGACATGGCCAAGTGGCTGCCGCAGCAGATGGCAGCGGCCACCATGTCCGGCATGTCGGGCCGGGCCGGGTTCGCCAAGCTGGCGGCGCTGAACCAGGCCGCCGCCATCACGGCGGGCACCAAGGATGAGGCCGGTAACAACGTGGTCAATCTGCTGGCCAAGATCAACTCCAGCGATACCGCCAACGATGCCAAGAAGCTGGGCATCAACCTGCCCAAGTATTTGCAGGAGCAGCGGGCCAAGGGGCTGGACTCGGTGGATGCCTTCGGGGCGCTGGTCGATAAGACCGTCGCCGGGCGGGCGGACTACCAGGCGCTGCAAAAGCAGCTGAAATCGGCCAAGACCGACGACGACAAGAAGGCCGCCCTGGAGAGCATGGCAACCATCGCCCAGGGCGCGGGCATCGGCAAGCTGATCCAGGACCGGCAGGCGATGATGGCCCTGCTGGGCCTGATGAACAACCGGGAATACCTGCAAGAGGTGCTGGGCAAGGTCAAGGCCAACGATGTGGCCACGGGCGGGGCCGGTGACCGAAACTACGAGGTGAAATCCGAAACCAGCGCCTTCAAGCTGCGCCAAGCGGAACAGCAAAAGGACATCGGCCAGAAGGCCGCCATGGACAGCCTGACCCCGGCCATCGGCAAGGCTGCCGAGGCGTTCGCCGACCTGGCCAGCAAACACCCGCTGCTGGTCGGCACCACCACGCTGGCTACTACCGCCCTGGGGGCGCTGGCTGGTGTTGCCGGAATGGCGGCTATGGCTATGGGGGGGAAAGTTCCGTTTGGCGGTGCAATCAACCGTGCTGCTACCTGGGCGACCGCCAGCAAAGTTGGGCAGAACGTCATCAAGGCTGGCAAGGTAGGCAGCCTCACCGGGGTCGGTGCCATGGTCGGAAGCTATGCCCTGGAGAAGGGCTTCGGCGAAGAGTCGGCCATCAGCCGCTACGGCTCCAGCGCCCTGAATGGCGCGGCCCTCGGCGCGACGGTCGGCAGCATCGTGCCGGTCCTGGGCACTGGCGTTGGGGCTGCCATCGGCGGCGGCCTCGGCCTGGCCTGGGAGGGCATCAAAGACCTGTTGAAGCCCGCCGAGCAGAAGCCTGTCGACGTCAACGCCAAGATGACCGTGGGCCTGGCCCCCGGCCTGGTGCTGCAAGGCCAGTCCATGCAGTCCAGCGGAGGGAATGTGTATATGAACACCGGCAACATTCATACGGGGGCACCGTGATGACTGAACCGATTTGGCGGGATCGGATGTCCCGCGCCTCTTTCCGAGGCTTCGAGTTCCTGACCGACAGCCACGATGCCAAGGGTGGCCGCCGTCTGGTGGTGCATGAGTTTCCCGGCTCCGAAGTCCCGCTGGTGGAAGACCTCGGCGGCAAGGTGTGGGATTGGAAGCTCAACGCCTATTTCATCGGGAAGGATTATGACCGGGAACGTAATGCGCTTCTGGAACTCTTGGCCAAGCCGGGCGCGGACTGGCTGACGCACCCCTGGCTTGGCCTGCTGTGGGTCCGGGCACATATCTGGACGGTGCAGGAGAGCAACGACAAGGGCGGTTATTGCACGCTCAGCATTGAATTTGTGCCCGGCGGCGAGACTGTGCAGCCGACGCCGGACAAGGTAGACAAGGCGTATGAGCGCCTGCGCAAGCTGGGAACGGCGGCCAAGGATGATTTCAAGGGGAAGCTGCGGCCAATGAGCGCAACGGCGATGACGGCGTTCATCGCCGCCGTGCAGCAGAAGCTGGAGGTACTGCGCACCGTGATCGCGCTGGCCAGTCTGCCTCTGACCTGGGCGAACCAGATCAAGGGCCTGATCGCCGGAGTCAAGGGCGACCTGGCCACGCTGATGGCGCTGCCCGAGGCTTACGCCAATGCCTTCGGCGGCTTGGCGGATGCCCTGGGCGGCGGCGCGGACAGCAGCGACCTTTCCGACACCGACCGGCCCCGCGTGGTGTCGCGCCTGGCCAAGGCGGCCACCGCCAAGAGCGCCGTGGCGCTGACCGGCGTCGCCGCCACGGATGGCGCTTTGCGCTACAACCTCATCCAGGAAGAGGCCCTGCGCAGCCGCCTGCTGGTGACCTCCGCCGCCCAGGTGGCCATGGCCGACTATCGGGCCGAGGCCGACCGGGACGCGGCGCTGGCCAGCGTGGTGTCGGCCATCGACACGCTGCTGCCCAGCCTGCCCGACCCGGTCTTCCAGGCTGCCGTGGCGGCCCGCACGTCCCTGATTGAGGCGCTACTGGCCCAGGACTTGAAGCCTGCCACCTACCGCGACGTGACTGCCCCGCTGCCCGCCATCGTGCTGGCCCATCGGCTGGGGGTGGATGAGGCGGTATTCCTTGCCCGAAACGCCGTGCGGCATCCGCTGTTCGTGAGGGGCCGGGTCTATGGATGAGGTGCTGGCCGAGATCCGTTTCGACGGCCAGCGCTACGGCTACTGGCAGAAGGTCGATATCCGGGAGTCGGTGGATGACCTGTGTGCCTCGGTGCGCCTGGCCATCACCCGCCCAGGCACCGGGGATTCCCTGGGCCTGACGGCCAACACCGTGGCCGACGTGCTGATCGGCGACGGCCTGGTGACGAAGGTCCGCCCGGACAGCGTCCGCCGCCAGGTCGATGCCGACAGCCACGCCATCTACATCGAGGCCCGCTCCCTGGGCCGGGAACTGGTGGATTGCCAGTATTCCAAGACCCTGTCCGGCCTCAAGCTGGGCGAGATCGTGAAGCGCATTTGCAGCACCTTCAAAGTGCCTGTAAAGATCGAGGCGGAAACCGCCGTGGTGCCCGATTTCTCCATGCAGTGCGAGCTACCGGCCAATGCCCTTATCAACGCGGTGCGGGCGGCCAATCTGCTGCTCTACCCGCTCCCGGATGGCGGCCTGGTGCTGACCAAGCCGACCGACGCCGCGCCTGTCGCCTCCCTGGTTTATGGGGTGCACATCAAGCGCTACGAGGTCATTGATGAATTCAAGCTGCGCTTCTCCGACTACGTTATCAAGGGCTACGACTACGCCAGCGACGCGGCCTTGAAGGGCGCGGCCAAGGATGGCGGGATCAGCTTCTTCCGGCCCATGCACATCGTCGCCGACCGGCATGGCCATGGCCTGGGCGGCTGCGACCGCCGCGCCAACCTGGAGCGCAACCGGCGGCTGGCTCGCGCCCATCGCATCGAACTGGAGGTGCCGGGCTGGCGCTACCAGGATGAAGACGGAAACTGGCAGCTGTGGGCCATCAATACCCAAGTGCGGGTCATCATCCCCGAAGAGGGCATCGACGACGTGTTCCTGATCGGCGAGCGCACCTTCCGCCTGGATGACAAGGGCGGCAGCGTGACGCTGTTGCAGGTCATGCACCGGAACGCCTTCATCGGCGAGGAAAAGAAAAAGGCCAAGCGCGGGGCCGGGGTGAAGGGGGGACGGAAGTGATCGGACAGATTTGGACCCGGCTCCAGCTGCTCTTCGCCCAGGGCGTCGGCCTCATGATCGGCGCGGACAAGGTGCAGGCGCGGGTTCTGGACGAAGAGCCGCTGCACAACCTCAACCGGGTGGAGCCTTACGGCTATTCGTACCGGCCCAAGCCTGGATGCCAGACCTACCTGCTGTTCCCCAGCGGCGACCGCTCCTACGGCGTGGCCATCGTGATCGGCGACAAGCGCTACCAGATGGACCTGGTGGAGGGCGAGGTGGCCATCCATGACGATGAAGAGAACTGGGTGCATATCAAGCGCGGCGGGATCATTGAGGCCAAGGCCGCCACCAAGGTCATCGCCGACACGCCCCTGTTCGAGACGACGCAGGACGCCAAGATCGGCGGCAACCTGGTGGTGATGGGGCAGACCAACTCCAACGGCGGCTACTACGGCACGGACGGCGGCGTTGCCCAGATGCAAGGCGGCCTCCATGTCACCAACGATTTCACGGTGAACGGCAAGAACGTGAGCGACAGCCATACGCACCCGGTCGCTGGAAGCCATACCCTGGGGGTGGATTGAGATGCTGAAACTGGTACAGACGGATTGGGGACGGTTCGACCTGGCAGTCGATGACCCGGCCCAGGCCGACGCCGACGCGGCAGCGGCCACGCTGGTTTTCGGGGTGCTATATACCGACGCCGAGGCACCGGCCAGCCGGGTGGATGACCTGTTCGACCGGCGCGGCTGGTATGCCGATCCGGAGGCTGGGAGCGGCCTGTGGCACGTGCGCCGCCAGCCCCTGAACAGTAGCGCCAGGCTGGAGGCGCTGGCCATGGTGCGCACCGCCTTGACGGTGCGGGCACCGGCGCTGTCCGACATCGAGGTTCTGGAAGTGACGCTACCAGAGCCTGCGGGAAACATTTCCAGCGTTTTCCTTGAAGTCACGGGCTTCCACAATGGACGAAAGTTCATTGTGCGAGCCCCCCTGTGACCGCCTACGCCAGACCAAGCTACACCGACCTGAATGCCCGCATCGCCGCCGACCTGGCCGCGATGCCCGCCGTCTTGCGGGGACCGCTGTCCGTGGCATGGGCGCGGTCCTGCCATGGCCAGCACGGCCACCTGGAGTGGATCGACAAGCAGTGCTCCCCGCTGACCTGCGAACTGGAACGGCTCTACGACTGGGCCGCCCTCTACGGCGTTGATCGGCTGGGCGCGACCGCCGCCATCGGCCCGGCGCTGGCCACCGGCACCGTAGGGACGCCGCTGCTGGCAGGAACCCAGCTGCGCGGCCCCAATGGGCTGGACTACACGGTGCAGGCCGCCGTGGTGCTGGGGGTTGGTTCCACCTCCGTTTCTGTGCGCTGCGACACCACCGGCAGCACGGGCAACCTGGCCGCCGGGCAGACCCTGACCCTGGTCGATCCTGTTCCCGGCTGCTCCAACACCTTGACCATCGACGCCCCCGGCCTCACGGGTGGCGAAGAGGAAGAGGATGTCGATGACTGGCGCGTCCGCGTGGCCGATGAATGGCGCACGGTGGTCACCCGTGGGGCGCGTTCCGGGAAGGATGAGGACTACCGCTTCTGGGCCAAGAGCGCCCATCCATCGGTCACCGGGGCCTTGATCCAGCGGCACGTCCTGGGCATGGGCACGGTGGTGGTGCGCCCGATCTGCAACGGCCTGGGCGACCGCCTGCCGACGCAAGCCGTGCTAGACGCTGTGGCCGCCTACCTGCTGGGCATTGCCCCGGCGACCGCCGACTGGCGCGTCATTTCCCCGGTAAAGCGGGCAGTGAATGTATCCATCGACCTGCTGCCTGGCTTCGATACCGCAGGAAACCGCGATGCCATCTCCAGCGCCGTCGGTGCCACCGTCCTGGCCGAGAAAAGCGAGACCTCCCTGCTGGCCATGGCCGAGATCGACGCCGCCGTGGCCACTGTCACCAGCCAATACACCCGCCTTGCGCCGGTCGCCGATATCGCCGTGGCCGCTGGCGAGGTGTTGGTGCTTAACCCGATTGTCTGGGCATGAAGATAACGGCCCATTCCCCCCGCGAGTTCGCCGACGCCATCAAGGCCCTGCTGCCGCCCGGCGCGGCCTGGGAGTGGCCGGAAGGCGGCCTGGGCGATGGGATGCTGCTCGGTACTGCCGAAGAGCTTGCCCGTATCGAAGCCGCTGCCCAGCAGGTGCTGGACAACGCCATCGAGACCCACCGCCCCAAGACCAGCAGCTGGCACATCAGCGAATACCAGCGCGTGGCCGAAGAGGCGCTGGGCGGGCTGGCCGAGACGATGCCGCGCCGCCCCTTCGCCATCGGCAGCAAGGTGGGGCAGCGCCTGTGGAGCCAGGCCGCGCCTGACCTGACCTTTCCCATTGACCTGGTGCGGGTGGAACACCTGCTGGGGCCTGCCCGCGTGGGGAATGGGCGCGGCAGCCGCATCGGCGACCGCCTGTGGGGTAGCCGTGGCCGCTACGTGCTGCGGGTGCGCTACTACCGCTCGGTGGTCAATCCGGCGGTGCTGTGGGAAGCCCTGTCGGCCTTCCAGCAATCCCATGTTTTTTTGTGGTTCGAAGATATTTCAGGAGTAGGAGGCAGCTATGCACCGAATTGATGGGGCCGGGCACGTAGACCACATGTTCGTGGCCGAAGACCCGGCCACCTTCCGTCCGCCGACGGAAATTACGCCGGAGATCATGAACGCCTTCCAGGAGGAACTGGCTCTATTCATTGAATGGGCCGGAATCGTCCTGGCCAAGGGCGATAACACCCAGATGAAACAGGCGCTGCTGGCCAAGTTCGCCCTACTGGATTCACCGGAGTTTGTTGGGAACCCGAAGGCACCGACAGCGGCCCTGGCAGATTCCGATACCACCTTGGCCAATACGGAATTCGTGCATCTAGTGGTTGCGGCAGCCCTGGCAGGCCTCGGTCTCGGAAACTACGCGCTGCTCGCTGCCGCGCAAACCTTCACCAAGGGCCAGCGCGGCATTCCGGTGGCTCTCCCCGCCACCACTGGCGCGGTGTCCCTCGACCTCGATCTGGGGAACAACTGGGAAGGCACCCTGACCGGCAACATCACGCTGGCCAACCCCTCCCACATCGTCCCTGGCCAGTCCGGTGTAATCCGCATCGTCAATGATGCTACGCCGCGCACCATCGCCTACGGCAGCTACTGGAAGGCCGCCTCCGGGGCATTCCCGGCGCTGACCGCCGTTGCTGGCGCGACCGATCTGCTGGGGTACTACGTAGAAACGCCCACTCGCATCTGGATCGGTGCCCAGGGGGACTCAAAATGATCGTCCCCGGCAGCCCAAACCCGCTGCTGTGGGGAGGAGGCGACCCCATCGACGACAAGGGCGTGATTGCTCGGTCGGTGCGCTTCAACGCACCGGACACCCCCTATTTCTGGCGGACGGTCGCCGCCGGGGCGAACCGCAAGAAAGGCGCGATTTCGCTGTGGATGAAGCCGACCAAGATCGCCACGGCATCGATATCGAACAACGGCAACATGCATCTCTTCATGGCCCACAACGGCACCAACGTGGCCGGGGCATCCATGACGGCCTATTCCCGGCTGGCGCTGGTCGGCGACGACACCAACGCCCAAAGCCGGTTGCAGTGGCATTCGTCCGGCTCGGCGGGCGAGGCGTTCACGTCCAATCAGTTTTTCCGCGACCTGACGGCGCATGGCCATCTGTATGTCCGCTGGGACAGCACGGTGCCAATGCTTGAAGCCTATTGGAATGGCACGGAAATCAGCTATGCGAGCCGTACCTTGCCGACGCTGAACGCCGACACGATGATGGGGCTGGCTGCCAGCATCATGGTGCTTGGCATGTTCACCACCGCCGACCCGCGCCATTTCGACGGCTACCTATCCGCACCCCACGTGATTCTGGGCAACGCCCCGCCGGTTACCGATTTTGGCCTGTTCCACCCCAAGACCGGACAGTGGCGTCCGAAACGTTACTCCGGCACCTTCGGTGCCTACGACTCGTTCATGGATTTTGCCGATGGCAGCGCGGCCACCGCCAGCGCTCTCGGCAAAGACCGCTCGGGGAACAATAACGACTGGACGCCGGGCAATATCTCCGTTGCGGCGGGAAGCGGCCAGGACTGGCTCCCCGACACGCCGACGAACAACTATTGCATTCTGAATCCGCTGGCCAACGCACAGAATGCCCCAACCAACGGCGGTCTTGAGGTTTCAGGTTCAGCCACAGGAGCCATTCACGGCACGCTCATCGTGCCTCGTGACTTCCCCGTGTACTGGGAAGTCGAGAACGCTACTCTCAACAACTCCAACCTGGCTATCGGTGTCGGCGTGGTGCGCACGAACGTACCCGTCTCGGCCAACTACCAGATCGCCGGAACGCAAGGGATTGCAGGCTATTACGCCTCCAACGGCCCTTACGTCATGAAAGACAACGGCACCTCTCAGGCCCTCGGCGTGGCCACTACGGCGGCGGGCGACGTGATGCAGGTGGCCATTAACGGCAACAACGGCTGGATCGGCCGGAATGATGTCTGGTTTGATAGCGCTGGCGGCACTACCGGCAATCCGGCGACCGGGGCCAACCCGACCTTCACGATCTCATCGGCGTTCGACTACGTGCCGTTCGTTCATGTCTACGCCAACTCGGCCAAGGCGAACTTCGGGCAGCTGGCCTGGAGCAAGACCTGCCCAGTCGGGTTTTATGCGCCCAACCTGAAGAAGCGCTCCTATCCGAGGGTGCAAAACGCCAAGAAGCATTTCGATGTGGTTACGCGCTCAGGCACCAGCGCGGTCTTCACGAAGACCGGCCTGGCGTTCCAGCTCGGGCTGCTTTGGGCGAAATCCAGGAACGTCGCGTCGGAGCACCGCCTGTTCGACGTTTTGCGTGGCCTGGCCGGGGTGAAGAACAAGGAACTCGCCAGCAGCAACACCCTGGCCGAGGGCGGCAACACATCCTGTGCCGTTACGGCGACGGCCGATGGCTACACGTTCAGCGATGGCTCAAGCACCTGGGAGCCGAACGCCACCGGGTCAAATTACGTCGACAAGTGCTGGAAGGCCGGGGATTCCACGGTGACAAACAATGTCGGCACCATCGCCTCGCAGGTGTCCGCCAACCAGGCCGCCGGTATCGCCGTGGTTTCGTGGAACGGCACCGGAGTGGCTGGCACCATTGGCCACGGGCTGCTCGACACGCCGAAAATGATCGTGGTCAGGAACCGGAACAATACCGGCGGCGCAGCCGGTTACTGCGTCGGCCATTCCGCGCTCAACAGAAATTCCTCGCCATGGAACTACTTCCTGCAACTTTGGACCATAGCCGGTTCTCAGGCGTCTGCGTTGCCGTGGAATAACACCGCCCCGGATTCAAGCAAGTTTTCTGTCGGCACCGACCTCGGCACCAACTACAACGGCGCTGCCTATGTGGCCTACGTGTTTGCCGAGGTTGCCGGGTTCTCGAAGTTCGGAGATTTCCAAGGCAACAGCAGCGCCGATGGCGCGTTCGTCAACTGCGGCTTCTGCCCGAAGTATCTGCTGCTCAAAGACACCGCTGGCACGTCCTTCTGGTTCGAGTGGGACTCTACCCGCGAGCAGTACAACCAGATGGGCAAGGTGCTGTCCGCCAACAACAACAACATCGAAACCGCTGGCACCGCCTACAACGTCGATTTCGCGGCGAACGGCTTCAAATTCCGCTGGGGTGGCGGCGACCCCAACCAGTCTGGACACACCTACGTCTTCGCGGCCTTCGCCGAGTTCCCTGGTCGCTACGCCAACGCCAAATAAAGGAGAAAGTTCATGTTTCTATTGAATGGCAAGAAAATTAGCATCGACGCTGACCTGACCGTTGGCGAAGGCGACGACGCCATCACCTACCCGGCGGCCAGCCTCAAGAGCGCCGAACTTCGCGCCGAACTGGGCATTGTCGAAGTGCCTGACCCGGTTCGCCCCGATGAGCGCCTGTACTTTGTGACGGAAAACGAGGATGGCACGTATGACGCCATCCCGCGTCCCCGCGATCAGGTCACCGAGCCGGTCTGGAACAAGATTCAGGCTCGGCGGGAGTACGTCAAGGCCGGTGGTGTTCAGGTCGCTGGAAAGTGGTTCCATACCGATGACGCCAGCCGCATCCAGCAGATCGGCATGGCCATGATGGGAGCGTCGATTCCGCCCGGCCTGCAATGGAAGACCATGGACGGCACGTTCGTGACTATGACGCCCGAACTGGCCAGCCAGGTGTTCCAGGCCGTTGCCGCCTTGGACATCGCCTCCTTTGCCGCTGCCGAGGCGCACCGCACCGCCATGAAAGAATCCGAGAACCCGTTCGAATATGACTATTCGGCAGGCTGGCCCATCACCTTCGCGGACTCCCAGGGCTGATGTCTTCCTTCACCACCCCCGCCGATCTGCGGATGCTCGACGACTACCGCTGGCAGGTGCTGGCCCCGTTTGAGTACCACGTGGGCAGCTATCCCAGCGACACAGTGATCTGTGTCCCGGCGGGGACGGTGACCGACCTGGCGACGGTTCCCCGCCTGCTGTGGGCCTTCTTCCCGCCGCATGGACGGTACGCCAAGGCAGCCATCATCCATGACTACCTCTACGCACTGGCCATCGGCAGCAAGGAATACGCCGACCGGACGTTCCTGGAGGCTATGACGGTGCTGGGGGTGTCGCGCTTTACCCGGACGGTGATGTACTGGACCGTCCGGTTGTTTGGGCGGGGGAACTACAGGCAATAAAAAGAACGGTGCGACCGTTACGGGTGCTGGAACACCCGCAACGGCCACCGCCCGCAGACGCGCCTGCGTTTGGCCAAGGCACCGTGCTGTGCACACAGCGGGCCGAAGGCTATCACCGTAGGTAGCAAATATGGAAATCATCCGTTGCGGCGCATGCAACAAGAAACTGGCAGAAGCGGAATACATCCGCCTGTCGATTAAGTGCCCCCGCTGTGGGGCAATAAACCAAGTGAAGGCCGCGAGCCGCGAACCCGAGCGCCATGGAGCGTCAGTCCGAAAGGGGACACTCCATGGAAGCAACGAAACAGCAGCACCACCCACTCTTTAACAGTCAGAAGCACGTGCGCCTGGCCAAGGCAGACCTCCACCAAGGGGACTGCCTGGCGGTGATACCCAGCCTTGAAGGCTTCTTTGATGCTGTGGTCACCGACCCGCCGTATTCCAGCGGTGGCCAGTCCAAGGGCAACCGGGCAGCCTCTACAGGCGCAAAGTATCTGAATACCGGCACCGCCCAGTGGCCGGACTTCGCCGGGGACTCGAAAGACCAGCGCAGCTACCTGCACTGGTCGGCCCTCTGGATGGCCCTCTGCTACGAGAAGCTGAACCCCGGCGGCCTGATGGTCGTTTTCAGCGATTGGCGGCAGTTGCCCGTTACTTCCGATGCCCTACAGGCCGCAGGCTTCACCTGGCGCGGCGTAGGCGTCTGGGACAAGGCGGGCAGCGCCAGGCCCTACAAGGGCGGGTTCAAGGCGCAGACCGAGTTCTTTGTCTGGGGTAGCAAAGGCGGCCTGGTGGGAGAGACCTACTCGGCGGGCCTGTTCCGGGTGCAGCAGAAGCCTGGTGAGAAGCTGCACCAGGTAGGCAAGCCCCTGGACCTCATGGAGCCGCTGGTGGCCGCCTGTGGCCAGCGCATCCTTGACCCGTTCATGGGATCGGGCACCACCGGCCTGGCAGCCCTTGGCCAGGGGAAAGAGTTCGTCGGCATCGAGGTCAGCGAACACTACTATCAGGTCGCCGTGGATCGCCTTCGGGGGAACTGACCCCTGAAAAAGAAAACCGCCCTCAATCGGGGCGGTTATTCACTGTCCTGGAATCACCGGATTTCTTCGAATATTATTCATCCGCTTTTCAAACGCTTTTCATCCAGAAATCAAAGCCGCTTTACTATTGAGCTGGTTTTTATATAGCAGTCCTTGGAAACCTCGGAACTCATGCCGAACGGACTGCCGGTCAAGTTGTTGCTACTGGTGATTATCGGTGCCGGCCTGGGGGCGGTCGCGCAAACCATGCTGTCTCCGGGTCAGGCGCCGGAAGTCGTGTTTCGTCAAGCCAATGCAACGCCCCTGCCGAGCGGCAATGAGAGTTCCGCTGCTGATGGGGCGGTGTCCAGAGAAACAGAATCCCCCGCCGGGCCGCCAGAAGGCGCTGGTCCGGCTACCGAAAGCCCCGAATGAACCCTTGTTTCAGACGATGGCAATTGCTTGGAAGCTCGGTCGTTGCGATTGCCTTGTCCGCCTGTTCGGCTGACCAGCTGCCGCTTGAGGCAGGAACGCAGTCACTGGTGCTGCAAAGCATGCTGCTGCAGATGAGCAATCTCGGCGTGCGAGGAAACGGCGAGCAGAGATATGCCTACACACTGGCCAAAGATTGCAATCTCCATGCGACGAAATTTCTCAATGGCCAGCCGATAAAGCGGATGTCCTTCTCGCTGGATGAGGCCCAGTTCGGGCCCTATGACTATGTGCCCGGTCTTGGTCATGCGGTACGAACGGTGAATCAGGAGGGCGAGGTCGATAGCGTGGTTTTCGACGCACCGGCATTGGAATCGATCCGCACGATGTTGCAGCTACTGGAAAAAATCAAGCTTGAATGCCTGAAGGATTCGCTATCCGCCGATCGTGGCAAGCAGAATCATCCC